ATATCCGCTGATGCTGTAGCTACAGTATCTTGGAAATTAACATATCTTTCAACATAAACTGTTGCTGTTGTCATCTCTGCAGACGCAGTAGCTACTGATACATTGTAATTTATATTAACAAATTCAGATGTAAGAATATAAAGAGCTTTTTGTGTTAAATCATTTCCATCATATTGTGTACGATCATAGACTGTACCGCTATAAGGTGGGGTTCCAACATGTTCAATAAATACTCCATATTGTGGAGCACGGCTATCTACAAAAGCACGAGTTAAATCTATATATTGTCCATCAGTATCGTCGCTTCTTGTTGTATATAGCAATTCTTTGGCTGGAAGATTTGCCCAAGTCATTGTTTCAAATGTTGTTGATGGATTAGCCGTAAATACATAAATATTATATGTATTTACACCATTTGTGTCATTTGTTGTTACTGCTGTTACATGGGCAGAATCAAGTTTAACCTTAATTAATGAACCATTTGTAGGCACACCATTAACTGCCTTCATGGCAATAGAATGCCTTGCTGTTAAAGTGCTATTATTATATTCAGATCCAATTACAAATCCTTGCTTGCCATCCGTATTTGTTGTTTCTCCAATTTGACGAAGTAAAATATTATAAGCAATATCTTGAACTGTAATTCCAGCATAAGAATTTGCAGCAAATAAGGCGCTGGCAGTAGCAGAAGAAGCTGAATAATCTACAGTTGAGGTAGTTGTAGCAGTTGCATCTGTCATTTCTGAAGAAGCTGTTAGTGTTCCAGAAGCATAATCAACATTTGCTTCTACATAAATTGTTGGATAAACAGTATCAGCGTTTGCTGTGCCCATTACTCCAAATGCATCAAGATTAGTGTCAGCATTTAATACTGGATGAACAATATCAACTGAGGCGGTAAGAACATCAGATGTATAGGTTACATTTATTACAGTTTCTGCCGTATGTGTAGGCATTGGGAACTCTGCATGTGGTGATGCTGTATTCATTGGAGAAGCAGAATATGTTACTCCAACTCCTCCAGTTCCAGCTAACCATAAATTATCAATTTCTGTAGCTGTAAGCACTGAACTTGGTGCTATATGTAAATTTGAAATTCTAAAATTACCAGCAACTGAAGTTATAGCATTTCCACCAATATAGAAAATTCCTCCAGTTCCAGTAGATGTATTTGTAAATGTAGATATTGCATCTCCATCTAAATACCAAGTATAATTACTTGTTCCGCTTCCATTACGTCTAATTGCTATGTAATACCAAGTATTTGCTGATATTACCCCTGAATATGCTGCACCAATACCAGCAGAAATATAAAGTTTTGATCCAGTAGCAGGTCCTGAAGTATTATCTGTTCCAGTTAAAAATAAATCAAATCCATTATTGGTTGCATTAGTAGCTCTTATAATATGATGAGCTTGTGCTGATGTTCCAGTTGGCAAAGTTGGAACTTTAAGCCAAAATCCAACAGTATAGTCTTCATCTGCTATAGAATCAGTATCATTTGTACTACTTAATGAATATCTTGCTGATGTTCCTGTACTTGTTGTTGTTGTAAAGTCCCAACAATCAGTTCCTCCGCCTGGACCATCAGTTGTAGTTAATGTTATTGTTCCATTAGTTGCATATGTTCCATATGCATTTGAACCAGCTACAACTGGACTAGAATCTGGTGTATCTGCCATTTCAATTGATCTTTCAATAGCATATTTACCTAATTCTTTTTCAATATCTGATGGAGTTGTGTTTCCTGCATTCCAAATATTAGTAATTGCTGTAGCATCTAATTGAGTAGATGAACCTACATGGAAATTTGATACACGCCATGTGGCCGCAGCCGTATTTGCTGTTGTTTGATTAAATCCATATGCTGTAAGAGTTCCAGTAGTTCCTGTGCTTGCCCAGTTTGCAAATTGTGTGCCATCCAAATATGCATACATATTGTTACCTGTGCTACCAACTCTACGCATAGCAAAGTAATGCCATACACCTGTAGTAACTGCAGATCCAGAATAAACTGTGCTTGATGAAGTTACTGATAATTGTGAAGCATTTGTTGCAGCTTGTTGGCCACGAATTTGTACTGTTGCACCAATAGATGTAGGAGTTGCTGTAAATAATCTAATTGCATTTACAGATGTTGTATCTGGAATATTTCCTACAATTTTAAACCAAAAACCTACAGCCCAATCCTCATCTGATAATTCTGTACCTTCAGTTGTTTCAATATCAGTTGTTACTAAAAAATATTCTTGTGTTGTTGTAGATGCTGTTGTCTCAAATTCCCAACATCCTGCTCCGCCTGCTGGTCCGTCAGTTGAAATATATCCTGCAACTGCGCCATTTGCTGAGTTATCTGTCCATGTGCCATTTGATGATGTTCCAAAACGAGTAGGAGAAGTTGAATAAGTCTCGCTCATTTCCATGACACGAGCTCTTCCGTATGTTCTTGTTATATTGTGTAATTTAGAAGCCATAATAAAAAAGACTACAGCTGTGCTGTAGCCTTAATCCTCCCCATTGAAAATTCTGGATTAATACTAGAAATACTATTTCCGCCTACTGATATTACAGGAGCAAGGGAGAAGCGAGAAACAGTTGGAGCAATAATGACAACATTTGAGACGAACTCAACAACTGTCTTTGACTCCACTATTACAGCGGCTGCTGTCAGTGGTCCCGCTTCTACCCTTACATCCATTAGCGTCTTACCTTACGCTACAGTAATGCGAACAATACCAGTCGCATCCCATGTGATTGTAAAGTTACCATTTGTTGAAGACTGATCAGATGAGAAGTCAACATAACCAATCAAAGGCTTTGTTGAAGCTGAAGCACCTGAATCATCATAAACTACTGCATAACGAGCAGTAATTGTTGAAGATGACCAAGTAACATCTGCTGCATCAAGCACGATGACGTTATTTGCTGAATCATAAGTTACAGTCTTGCTTCCGAGAGTCTGTCCACCAGTTGTATAACCAGTTCCAGTTACTTCGTAGGTAGATACATCATCGAAATAATCGTGTGTATCCTGATTTGGTGTGTATGAAGATGTTAGGAGAGCTACCTTGATGGTATCTGAATCCCAATCTACTTCCTTATTTAGCGCCTTAGCGAGGAAGTTACCGTATAGTTTTGATGGCATATTTTATTTCCTCCCTTATGCGTTGGTCTTCTCAACAATTGCAAATGCAGATGCATCAGCAACCTTGAAGCCACGGCGAATGCGTGTCTTAAGAAGAACCCCGTCCTTTGCGAATTCTGCGTCTCTTGAAACTACAGACTCAACGCCACCACGAACACCATTGATCAACATGTTGCGATTTCCGCAGATGAGCAATGCATTTCCTGTTGGTGTATCTGTAGCTGCAGATGAACGAGCAGCTCCATAAGAAACTACTAGTGGATATCCGAATAGGCTACCAGGTGTTCCAGCAAGTGGATCTGGTAGAACTAGGTCATTGTTACCCTTGACCATTCCACGGATTTCCTTAAGCATCTTTGGATGTGCCATCCATACTGTGTTAGCTGCATCAAACTTAGATGAATCTTCAACCAAGCCTAGGGCTGAGTTAAGGTCATCGTATGATAGAGCTCCACCAGTTTGAATTAGGTTTGCTGCTGCATCATTTGCTACCGCTGTCAAAAGCGATGTGTATGGTGCATCATCATTTCCTGTTTCAACTGCATAAACGCCAAGAGTAGCGTTATCAAACTTACGAGCAAAGCGGGAAGCCCACTCACGCTTGTATGTTGTTAGAACATCAACGAGATTGTCATTGATATCTTCTTCTGAAATGTGCATAATCTGTGCATACTTACGAGCTGTAAGTACTACTTCGTCAAGAGTAGCGACTGCTTCTGGAATTGTTGCACCTTCTGCAACAATATCTGGAGCATCAGTCTTGAAACGAGGCACAGACTTTGTACGGGAAGCCATTGCTTCACGACGAGCATAACGCTCAACTGCTGAATTAGCAATGAGGTCTTGGATTACTGTTGAACCCTGCTCTTCGAGAATATAACCGTTGGCTTCTGTAAAATCTGTTCTTGCCATGATATTTCTCCTTAAATTATTTTAGATTTGAGTTTGATAGATTAAATCGTCCAATTATCATCTGCAAACCCAATCGTCCAATCGGAGTTTGCCTGAGACAATTTTACCATAATTTATATTATAAATCTATCGTCCAAGTACAAGTTTTGCCTGTAATTGGCTTGCAGAAAGCTTTGCATCAACACCTGAGTTGTTTGCAGAGTCTGCTTTTCCTGCCACTAGCAACTTTGGATCAAATAATTCAGGAAAACTATCCTTAAGTTCTTTAATTTGATCTTCCAAACCTAATACATTTAATTCATCATCAAATGTTAGGCTTTCAAATTTAATAAATTTAAGAATTCTGTCTGGATTTATTCCAGATAGCTTTCCTAATTCCTGATTTACTTTTTCTCTGAGTAGTCTGCCGCTAAATTTAGCATTGTCCTGCTCATATTGTGCCAGTTTGGCTTCTAGGGCTTCTTTTTCTTCTCTGAATGCCTTTGCATCCTTTTTGGCACGGTCCAAAGCTGCTAGAACAGCTGCTGGATCTTTAATCTCTTCGGACGTACCATCCTGCTGAGTATTTTCTTCCATTTTTATCCTTCTTAGATGTTAGTTTGGGGCGCTTCTTGCTGAAGTGCCAAATTGTTTGCATTTAATGCTTCTGCAGAACTTGCAAGCGAGATATTTTGATCTGGTTGCGATGATTCTGCAATTTGTCTTGCTATTTCTGGATCATAACCAAGTTCAAGCAAGATTTGTTCTACTGGCATACCTACAGAACGCTTACGAACTGCTATATCCCAATTTTCCAATGAGTCAATGCTCTCTGGGTTATGCCACTTAATTTCTACTTCTGCAACAATGCCTTCGATTCTCAACATAAACTTAAATAGATCTCTCCAAGTAGATCCAAATGCCAATTGGCGATTTAGAACCTTCTTAAATAGCGGAGCTTCAGCTACACGAAGTGCCTGACCGCTAGGAATATAAGATCCCTTTACAAAGTAATGTGTAGGTGTTGAAGTAATTGCTGCCATTGCATTTACGAATTCTAATACTGGCTTTGTAAATGTTTCTGGGTCTGCTGGCTGGAATTGTCCAACCTGAGTAACTCCCTGTAGATACCATAGTTCTCCTGGGCCATTCTTCAATGCTCCAAGATTCTCTCTTGCATTTGCATCGTCTGCAAAGTCATCAAGTTCTGCTGATACGCCACCATTTGATAGGGCATAACGCTGTGGTGCACCTTGATAATCTACTGTAAGCATATGAGTTGCAATTAATTTATTAATAGCATCTTGTGGGCCAAATGCATCTGCATGTTCTGGCTTTCCATATTGCTTGTATGTACGGAAGTGGAATACAGGAATTTCATTCCATGGGTTATTAATTGTCTCTGTTAGGATAAATTGAGTTCCACTATTAGCCACCATATTATCTAATTCACCCATTGCAGAGTATTTTTCAATGCGATCTGCATAATATAGATTTAATTTGATTGTTTTATTACCATCAGCCTCAGTAATCTGCCACATCTTTGCAGCAAATGACTTAATTCTTGGGTTTTCTTGGTCATAAACAACGGCAGTTGTTAATGGTGAATTATAATCAATAGCCAAATTACCATTTGCATCTGGCCAAATAATTGCATAGCAGTCTCCATAAATCAAAGCATTGCGATGAATTTCATTTATATCTAGCTTAAGGTCAGTTTGTTCCCAAATTTGATCAATATATATCTGAGCGTCCTCAGATGTTGTCAAAACTTGGCTAATCTCAAGTCTATTTAATACGGAATCAACAACAGTCTTGCTGTAATTGAATCTAAAGTCTAAAGCTGGACTTTTAAACAGTCTGTACCATCTCTGGTCTAGAAAAACTTCAGGTTGTGCACCCTCGTAATACGATTCTGCGTACTTGTAGGCATCTCGTCTTGTCATAATATGGTCTAGCGCTAGTTTAATATCTGACATTTTATCTCCTTAAATAATTGTATTGCTTAGCGACTACTTTTGGGTTTTGGTTATCAAGAAAGTATAGTACTCCTGACACCACCGCATCAAGAACGTCATCATGTGGAGTCTTTGGAAACGACCACATTTGTTCTTCTAATGCTGGGAAATGGGAAGTATGTCTAACCTTTCCCTGCTGGTAATAATTGAGTGCCTTACCTGCACGTACCTGTTTTGATACAGTCTGTTTAATTGATCTATATCTAACAGGAATATTCTTAAATACATCCTTCCAGAGATCTCCACCCTGGTTGGTTTCTACATAAATTACGCCAGGTTCGTATATTTCAACCAAACTGGCTATACGATCAGACAATTCTTGTGGAGATACCTTTAATTGGATAGCTTCACGAACAAATATCTCACCATTCTCACCTCTAGACAATACAGCAACTCCTGTATAGTCAGAAATCTTATTTTTTGTTACTGCTGGGTCAATAGAAATAATTGTATTTCCATATTCATCTAATTCTTGAATAATTACATCTTCAAATGTCCAGAAATTACCATCAAGGTTAACTGGCTTATTCATGTAGTTCTTAGCAAAGTCACGTAGGTGTCTTTGGCTTTGGAGCCACTCTATGGGCCATTTTTCAGGCCACACAGAGCGCTCTGAGCCATCATTGGCGGTCATGATGGCTGGATAGTAGTGGACACTCACATTCTGCTCTGTAATCCACTCTAACTCTTTTCCTCGTTGTCCTTCTGAATATTTTCTAAATTGATCCATGATGGAATTGGGCATCGTAGTAGTTCCAACAATAATCATACGGGCATAAATATTCATAGGAGCAATATCATCAAATACTGTATTTAGCTGTTGTCCCGCTTGATATTCCGAATAATTCTTTTCTCCCTTTTCAATATCATCCAAAATAATGAGGTCAGGGCGTTGACCAAAGACTTTTTTACCCAGTGAGTTAGTATCAATACCATTAGCGTCGAATATAAAATCGTTTGCCTGAATAATACGCCAAGCGTTTGATGCAAGGGAACGCCCAGTGCTAGAGACAACTTTAGGTGTGCATAATTCTGGGTAATCTTCTTTGAGATAGTCATTTGTTTCCAATTCATTCTTAAAAGTAAGTAAGTGCGTCTCAGCCTGAGAAGCAGCATCTGAAAATGCAGCAATAAATTTAACATGACCATGGGCGGCGGCCCATAAAGGTAGAATCAAAAAG